CAAATGATAGAATGCAATCAAGATTCACAAGCCTTATTTGTAACTCAATTACTGACATTGAGAATGAAGAGAAGGAAACGAACAAAATAATCCGTTCTATTAGCAAAACAGTGTATTTGGATAGCGACATGAAGAATCAATACTTGGAGTAAAATTAGACTAAATCAATGTATTCGTTATTTTTCTACAATTTCATCATTATCATCTGTTTCTTCTTTAGAAACCGACGATGAAACTAGACCTATTGCGTCCTTTTTCTTGACAACTTCTCTCTTCACATTTTGACTTTGAAGCATATTCACTATTAAATGATTTGATATAGCAATATTATTCATATATGTTCTGTATTTAAATACACAAATACTGGTATTTTCACTAAATTCAATACTATACCACCAGTAAGCTGGTATATAAATAATTTGTCCAANATTCAGCGTAACTTCCAATGTTTTCAATTTATCATAGTCCGGTTTAAATTGACTTTGAACATTCCACGGATTCACTGGAGAGAGAAATTCAAAATTATCATAATCATGAATCGTGTATAAATATTTACTTGATTTAGGAGGCAATAATTTAATACGAATACTTCCTTGTGTCACCAAATAAAAATTACGATAATTTATATCATATTTTAAAGGGGTCTTTGTATTTTTGGATGAAAATAATAGGTCATAATAACAATTGCTCACTGAAAATGGACGAAGAAAATTATCATTACCGCGAAAACTTTTAATCATGCTCGTCTCCTCTAAAAAATCGGTGTTGTTTTCGCTGATAAATCTCTCTTCACTATCTTTCCTGAATATTTCTGTGGTTGCGTTTAAGGTAAGTGGTAAATACAATTCACTGTTACTATCATAATTCTTAACATTTCTCACTTTAATATCAAATGCCCCATAATTTTTACTAATATGGTCAATATTACATTCTTGGATCAATTCATCTACATTATAGTCAAAAATCACTGGTTGTCTCAGATCACATATTTCTTCTAATTTTTCTTTTGATGGTTGGTCAATTTCATATACTTCTAAATCATCGCTCACTTTCAAATGAAAGTTTATATGGATATATAAGAATAAAACAATACAGAATATCAATATGGTAAATAATGATTTCATACTATTTTATTTTTATACTATATTTTCTCTCGTTTTACTTAATTCACATGTTCGTTGATCATTGTGCTTCGGCACTGACTTCTACACCTACATCTATATTTGTATTTGTATTTGTATCCTTTGCTAGCATTTCTAAAGATATATCATTTTCACCAATTGAAACGGCAACATTGGTAAAATTAAACTTCTCTTGATCTAATATTGTTTCGGGGAATGTTGGTTTTTTGGTATTATCAGTCATAGCAGATTTCTCTATTTGTTCGTTATCATTATCATTATCATTATCATTATCATTATCATTATCTAATAACGATTGTAAATGTTCTTCTTCTGGAACACTAGCAACTATAGCAGAAAATTCTATTTTTGTGATTAAATGATTAACGGATGTATTGAGGCTATTAATTAATAATTGCTGAGATTGGACTGTTGTTTTTAAAGTCTCTATTTCATTCATTAATCTTTCATCGTTATCATAAAAAGCTTTTAAATCTAATTGTTGTTCAATATTATTCATAATATTAGTGGTTATTTCATTCATGTCTAAATGTGATTGAGAAGAATTAGATGTAGTTTCCGTATTTGATATAGTAGCGATTAATTCATTAATTTGTTTATCCATAGAAGTAATTTTCATATGATGTTGTTGAAGCATTACTAAAGGATTGGGTAGGGCTTGTTGTTGTGGAGGCTGTGGAGGTTGTTGTTGAGTGGGTTTATTTGTTGGTGTAGGACCGGCATTTCCACCAGCACGTCTTCTTCGAGCAGCAGCAATTGATGAACTAGAACTCATTTTAAATATAATTTATACTAAAAATGTGTATTCTTATCGCATTTTTTCCTAAATGAGTGTTGACTAGTAATTTGTCTGAAAACGTGTATTGAAAAAAAATTGATTCGCATTTNTTAAAATGGACTATTGTAATCAACTNAAAAACTAACGATAATCAAATNAANTCAAAACTATTAAATCTAAAATGGAACCANTAACAGGCATATTACTATTTGTAGGCTTTATGGCATTTATGGCATATATTGGCCGAGGAATAAATGATCCAATTGACTAATATATTGAAGTATATTGAATGTACTTTGGTAAAAATAAAAAATGTATCGGTATATACATTTTTTATTCGTTTGTAATATTTTGTGATGATTTACGCTGGTATATCATGTGTAAAAAATTGATTCACAATTGTTAAAATTGAGCATGGTACTGAAATAAAAATCTTCGTGAAATTCAAAAGTAATATGGAGCCATTGAATGTAGTAATCTTTGTAGCAATGATATGTTTTGTGGCATATTGTCGTTATCGCCGTCATTTTACTGTGTAAATACTAGACGATTTGAACAGTTGTCTATGATTTTTAGCAAAATGTTCCAGTGAAAAAAAATTGATTATCATTTGTTAAAATAGACTAATGTAATCAACTTGAAAAGTCTATATAATTATATCAAATCAAATCAAATCAAATCTAAAATGGATATAGCAAGTATACTATGTGGTGTAGGATTTATGCTATTTATGGCATATCTTAGCCGAGAATTCTGGCTTTATCCTGATGAATGATACTTACACAAATGTATGATGTAATAAATCAAAATGAAAGAAAAATGTATATGTGTATATGTACATTTTTTTCACTATGTATTGTAATTATGACACCATATGAAAAACAACAAATTTGGCGTAGGAAACAAATTCAAATATTGTATGGCTCAGGAAGACCATTATTCAACATAAGTGAAGATAACCTATTTGAGCGAAAAAACTATGATTGTGTTCACTACTTCAACAAATATGGATGTACTGTTTTAGACAACAAAAATTTTGTCCCTGATAAAAATAAAAATAAAAATAAAAATGAAAATGAAAGAGTGCGAACTAAATACAATATGAATGCCTTTAGGTGAATTCGTCGGTTATAGTTATACCCTCAACAATAAAGTGGACGATTTACAATAATTTTAAATCTTATTATAAATCATATGGATAGACTTGAAAAAAGCACCGGAATAAATGAAGATGGATTTGTAAAAACCGTATTTCCTTTTGATGAAGACCAAAAGGGTTTATTATTGAATATTATTCAATATTCAGTTTTAGCCATAATTCCTGTTGTTTTGCTATTAAAAATAATTAAAAATTATGTTCCCGAAGCCGACGACGACAAAGGAAGTTTAGTAATTTTAGTAGAAGTTATTGGTCAAGTTGTTGCCATGTTTACCGCCCTTTATTTCATTCACAAAATAATCGCTTATGTTCCCACATACAGTGGTTTCAAGTATGGTGATGTTAATGTATTCAACATGATACCTGCCATCTTGTTTATTTCCGTCACCATGCAGACAAAGTTGGGTGAGAAGGTTCAAATGTTGGTTGATCGTTTGTTGGATTTATATGAGGGACAAACATCATCTGGTGGACAAGTGCCTCAAACACAAGGCGGACAACGAGGAGGTCAAGTTCGTGTAACACAACCTATATCTCAAGGACAAGGACACGGACAACAATACAGCACTACTCCTTCTATGGCCCCTGGAAATATGCCATCTATCAGTAATCCTCCACCTCAACTACAATCTCAAATGACCAACATGAAGAGCCAATCTAATGAATACTCTATTCCACAGTCACCCGATTTCAATAGTATGTATGGAGGCCCCGAAACACATATGACTGGAGCATCTACACCTGGAATGATGGAAGCAATGGAACCTATGGCCGCTAATGACGGATTTGGAGGGGCATTTGGTTCAATGTTCTAAACAAAATATACAAATCGTGAAAATAATGAATTCGTAATATAACCAATATATTATATGACGAATTATCGTATGACTAATTGACAAAATTACTCCAAATATTTGGTCTTCATGTCACTATCCAAATAAACTGTTTTGCTAATAGAACGGATAATTTTATTCGTTTCCTTCTCTTCATTTTCAATGTCAGTTATTGAATTACAAATAAGGCTTGTGAATCTTGATTGCATTCTATCATTTGAATTCCAATCATCATGAGCATCCTTCCATTTATTTATCNAGAGTTCGCTGTTTGGAAGCTATTTGACGGATACCTAAAAGTATTCTTATTAATTCGTGGTCTTTTTCCCAGACATTGTCTTCCTTGACATACAATGTTTTTCTGGAAGCATCTGTACAGTGGATCGGTCTCTCTAATACATCTAACTGACTTAGACCATTGGTTATCATGTTAGTAATAGTCTTGGTAAGCCCGTTATCTATGGTTGAATCGTATGTCTCTGCGGTAATAGGTAATGTATCAATAAAATCGGTTAAATTCATGGCATTCTTACAACGGTCATTCAAAAACATTTGAATATTGAATTGATTATTGTTTGTTGTATTGTTGGTTATTGTATTCGTATTGTTACTATTTGTTGTAGTGTGACTACCCAATGTAGGTATGATTTCCATCATTTTTTCCATGACCTCTTGATTCTTCAAAAGCATTTGTATTAACATTTCCTTGTCTATTTCAACACCCACTGATTTACTATTTGTTTCATTGTTATTATTTTGTGTGACATTTTCTTCTTTATTCGTTAACAACTCTTCTGTAAACGTACATGTTTTTTTATGTAATGATAATCCTTGACGGAATTTATATTTTTTACCACACAGACATTTATATTCCTTAGCATTTTTTAGCATTTTACAGTCACTATTTGTCATTAATTTATGTTTTCTAGTATATAAATGTGTTGTATAATTACTATGCTTATAGCATTTAAAGTCACATAAATCACATTTGTATATTTGGCATTTTCCAGCATTTTGTATGTCACTGTTTGTCATTGTTTTTATATATATTAGTGACATAAAAATGCCTAAATCCTTTCGCATAAAAATATATAAAACACGAAAATTTTATCATAACAAACTAATAATTATTTTTTTTGTAATCAGACCATTATGGTCTAAACCACTTTTTTCACTTTTTTCTAGACCTATTT